GTGATATCTTGCCAATCTCCATTTAAGAATGAAGTTGCAACCATTAGTGAATGCATCCATGTATCACTATCTTCTGGTATATCAGATTTACCATCACAGAACCAAGAAAACTGGCACATATTTCTAACCGGAACAGTTGTTCCTTTCCAGTTATCGTGCCACTTAGCTTGATATATTACGTCACATACAGTATCTGGATATGACATAGAATATACTCTGTTCATTACAACATGGCCGACCGCAATCTTACCAGCGATTGGCTGATTACCAGCTTCAAAATACATATTCTTAGCTAGACAAAATATCTCACCGTTTTCGTCTGATGCCTGTACTGATGTAGGAGTACCAAACAGAATAATAAATGATAGTAAATATTTCATAGCATCTCCTGCATTAAAAATTGCATTCTCATTACATCTATAGAGACATCATGTTTTGCGTCATGGGGAATAAACTTCTCTTCTAATCCCGGGACCATAAATCCATTTTTCATGGATGTATTAAAAAGTGTCATACCTTCAATAGTTGACCTAGTGTCACGAAGTTTCCAGTGTGGGTACGGGTCTCTACCTATAATTGAATGTAAGAACATAGGGTCGAATGTATTACCTCTTGTGTATACTCGTTCTATATTCTCTGGATCTGCAATTGATGTAATCCAAGACTCTAATTTACTAATTGACATATCATCTGCTGATGGTTTCAATTGCTTTTGTGCTTCTGGATCTAATTCACCCCACCACTTTAATGTTTCTGGGTCTATGGTTCTATTATAGTTTTGTACTTGTTCAGTAACATCAAACTTAACAGTATTGACACTTTCAAGTAGTTCCTCATAGGTATATCCTGGTGATGCAAACTTACTAGAATCAAATACCAGTGCCGCAAGAGAGACTACAGCAGAATCTGCAAATTCAGTTCCTAGTGTCTCAAAATCATATATCAAGCTTTTCATTTATATACTCCTGTAAATTTACTTTTGGTTGCCAACCTAATGCTTTTAAATAATCGTTATGTACCGTACCTGACATTCTATTACCCGGTTTAGCAGGTTTTAGAATTGGTGTGGCGCCACACATAACAGCAAGATCAAGTAGCGAATACGCAGTATCGTTACCAATACCCCATCCGTCACCCGAACCCCACTCCATTACTTTAATTAAACCGTCAACGGTGTCATCAATATGTGTAAAGTTTCTTTTCTGTGTTCCTGGACTTGTAATGGGTAAAGTAATATTACCAGAATTCATTAAATTTATGAATTTACCAATAACAGTTGAATACTTACCCGTAGATACTTCACCATCACCATACACATTATAAAAATATACTATAGCATACGGCATGTCATTCCATGATGCATATGCCTGTAATAATTCTGTATTCTGTGCTTTAGTATATGCATAAGGACTCATTGACTTACCATCTTCACCTTCTGAAAATTTAGTAGAAGACCCTGCATAGATTATCTTAGCTTTAGTCTTCTTAGCAAACTCCAGTACTTTAGGAAAAGAATGATAGTTATATTCCATTACTCTTTCATAATCATCAAATGATTGTTCTACTCTAGCATACTCGCCGAAGTGGAATATATAATCGAATAAATGTCCTTCTAAATGTTCATTGATATCACAACAATCACCGACTACATATAAAATACCATTTATAGGTTCAGCCATAGTACTATTTGAATAGTTATCAAATGAAGTAACACTGTGGCCTTGATTATTTAATTCTTTACATAGTGCAGAACCAATAAAACCAGCACCACCAGTAACTAGGATATTTGATACTTTATTATTTTTCATGTGTATATTATACTCCATATAGGTTCATTTGTCAACACTAAATGTCGCTTTCTTTAACAAATATACCGTCTACCATCTTACCCTTACGGTCTTTAATATCCTCATATGCAGTACTCACACATTCTGTAAGTGAGATACCATTACGTTCAGCGATGTTAATTAAGACCACAATAATGTCTCCAATATCATCTTTAATATCTCTACCTTTACAGATATTATCAGACAATTCACCCATTTCTTGGATCAACTTGGCTAGTTGGTCTTTATCCGTAGCACCTTCGATTAGGTTTCTATCATAGTGCCAGGTTTTGATCTTATTGATGTCTTCGATTATTCTTTGTGTTTCTTTACTAATTGTCATTGTATATGTCCCTTGTGTATGTTTTTTCTATTACGTCTTGTAGACTATCATCAATCCTATTGGTTACAATAAGATCGGATAATTTTTTAAATTTCTTGTGGTCAGTTTCTACTATACAACCCATGAACTCTTTCGTATTTAGACTTGGTTCATATATAATAACCTTTACATTATTATTGATTAACTGTTGAATAATGCCCTGAATTGCAGAAGACCTGTAATTATCAGAACCTGATTTCATGACAAGTCTATGAATACCCACGATTGATACACCATCTTTCTGCAGAATTCTGTTTGTAATCCAGTCTTTTCTGTTCTCATTCGCATATACAATACTTTGGATAATTTTATTAGGTATTCTTTGTTTACGGAAGTTAGCTAATAGCTGTCGGGTATCTTTAGGGAAACAGTAACCGCCATAACCAAAAGAAGGGTTACAATAACCTCTACCGATTCTGTTATCCGTAGTTACTCCATCAATGATTTCTCTTGGGTTCATATCTAAGGATTCAGAATACATATCCAATTCATTAAAGAATGCAACTCTCATGGCCAAGAATGTATTGGCAAATAGTTTAATAGATTCTGCTTCTTTCTTACCAGCGTAGATTACTGGAACTTCTATACTTTGTGGTATGATAGATTCCTTCATGATATTCGCAAACATCTTACCAACGGGACTTTTGTCACCTATAACAATTCTTTCTGGTCTTAAACAATCTCGTAGTGCAGTGCCTTCTCTTAAAAATTCTGGAGAGAATAGTATATTCTTCTTGTTGAACTTATCTTGCATAGACTCTACAAAACCCACTGGAATAGTAGACTTAATTACAATATTGGCATCAGGATTATATTCAATACAATCTCTGATACATGACTGAATGGAATCAGTATTAAAGTAATTTGTAGTTTCATCATAGTCTGTTGGAGTAGCAATCATAACCCATTCTGCATTCTCATAAGCTATCCGTTGATCGGTTGTAGCCTTAAGGGTAATATTTTCAGTATCTAAAAATTCTTGGATATTTCTATCTTCAACCGTAGACTGTTTATTGTTAACTAAATCAACTCGGTTCTTATCTATATCCAATACGGTAACATTGTTATATCTGGATAACATAGTTGCATTGGCCATACCAACGTAACCCGATCCGACTACTGTTATATTTTTCATAACCATCCCTTAATAATATTTGCCATAATTAAAATTGCACAAAGTAAATTAACACCCAAAATAACTGTTCGTATAACTGTTATTTGATTCTCCACAGGAGCTGTATCTTCATCATTAAATGAACCCAGTGCATATTTCCAAATTGTCCAAAATCTTTTCATCACTTCCTCAAAAACTCATCAATCAGCTCATCTTCAGTCATTTCTTTGCCAAATATGTGTATCAACTCACCATTCTGGTATCTTTTAATAATACCATTTGCGAATTCCATATCAGTTACAGATTTACCATTTAATGTATCTTCTGGTCTATCGTCATAATACATAGACCCTAATGAGTGGGTATGTACTGCAGTAGGCATCGATGCCCATTTAACTGCTTTCTCTCTTATTCTCTGTCTTTCGACTTCTTCATCATATTGTGTCATAGTTGATTCCTCATCACATATTCTAAGGCTCTATCAGCCTCTTTATCAAGTGGCCGCTTATCGTACCAGTTACCCGTATCCATATCAAGTTCTCTACACATCCAGGCAATTTCTTTAGAAGTTATAGGGTATTTAGCCTTTATAGCATTACCTGCTAGAGCAACCATAATTTGATACATCTTATAGTACCAACCTGACCCACTTATAACTTTATAATCCAACTCTAACTGTTTTGGAAAGAAAGGACAATCTTTATATGATGTCCATTTAACATCTGTATTCGTTAGAGAATTCTTTGTATGGCTGATCAATGCATCCTGCATAGTTTTAGGTAACTTATCAAAGAATGTGTTACCACCTTTCTCAATATACTCATGCGTATCCATCAACACTTCTGGGTCAATATGACTACCTTCATTAGTAAAGATAAAATTATTAGCATTAGCATATTTGCCAGGAATATAATACATCCTTGACAGGTCTTTTGTTTGAATATCACCCATCTCTCCGAGTTCTGTATTTAAAGAGAACCAAAAGTGTTTGATTTCTTCTCTATTAACCTCACGTGTAAGTGGGAATACCAGTCTGAACTTAGGAGTTTCTTTAGTAGAAGATGCTGTAGAATAACATACAAATTGATACTTACCACATTTCTGTTGTAAGAATTCTTTTAAGTCTCCATCAAAATCATCTACGTCTACAGCACACCAACTACCCCATTTAGTTACATTATCATTCTTTCTGGTTGTACCATCTAGGTATGATGCAGGAGACATGAGATATGCTGATTTTTTGTCTTTTCTAGGGATATCTGCTAGTTTATATAGCACTTGGGCAAATTGGTCGAACGACTCGAAATCAATCTTGTTGACAGTGGCCGTTTCATATAAAGATTTGAATAGTGTACCTGATATCATAATAAGTATATTATACTACACTTTGTAGTGAATGTAAAGGGTTTTTTAAAAAAATTCATCTAGGGATGATGGTTTCTTTCTCTTATAACCAACTAAGTCCATCTCTGCAGCAAGTAAAGACCCATCAGCTGTGTTACTCCAATTTTCTTCTTCAAGTAGATCAGCATTCTGAAATGCACTCTCAAAGAAATGAGCGACAATATATGACTTCTCCATTACTTCAGCAATAGAAGGTAGTGTGTAACCAAAGACTTGTGTTTGGCCATCTAATCTAGTTGGACTTTCAAGGCTATAACACTTACCAACTCCCAACCATGCGGGTAGTGGACTCATATAGATTGGTTCATATACTTTAGCGGTAGTATCATTGTTAGCTATCTTCTTTACTGTCCAAAGAATAGAATTCCATTCATCTGTTCCGCCTTTAGGTTCTATTTGAAACTTTTCAATAATACCATCTGCGAGATTTTCCATTTCTTGTTTAGTAGTAGAACCGATCTTAATAGGGAATGCAGTAAGAGCTTTACCATCCCATGACCCATCATGTACTGTCATTGCAGGTTTCTTTGGTCCCCATTTTGGAGCCATACTGCTAGTAACTTTAGCAGGCATTGTACTAAACCAACTATCATGTTCTGGAAATGGTCTTAAACAAACAGAATCCATATCAAGTACAATACCCAATACTTCACTTGCTCGTTTTACTCTTACAGCATCTGCTACAAATGCAATAGAATGACCCCATGATAAACCATTAAAGGCTATTTCATGTGTCATTATTGTTCCAGCATCTTTAATAGTAATACCCTTATAATTAAATTCGGATACTTTCTGATGTGTCCATAGTTCTACATCATTACCCAATCGTTCATGGGACTTTAATACTAAATCGTGATGTGGTGAGAATTGCAATTCAGCATTTCTCCATTCATCTATTGTTTTATAACCTGATTTTTCTGGTATGTTAGACCAGTACATAATTATCTTGGGCATTAATCTAATACTTCATCTATTTCCATTTCATCCATTTGACTTTCATCAACGAATCTATCAAGACTATGTGCTTTCTTATCCAAAACTGGATACCAAATACTCTTGGTTCTATGTGTCATGTTACGTTGTCCAATCAATTCTGCAAATTCTCGGTAATCTTCTTCGTTTCTGAAACGAATCTTGATCATCTTATGTGCTTCTGCCTGTGGTTGATTGAAGTCTGGCATGCCATCCCAATCATAAGGGGTAGTTTCTTCTTCACTACCATCAAGCACAAATAAACTTTGTGGTTCATAATTAATTGATTTGTTTAGGTCTCTATTCGACATTTAGCTCCTCCTGTTCATCTAACGTGTCTGCGTGTTTTAATTTCACTAATTTCATACCGTAGTTATTAGTACCTTTAGGTATATTTAGCCCCGGGATTTTAGTGGGTTTGGTGTTTTGGAAAATAGTATAATCTATATGATGATGCCATCTCCCCCATTTCTGGGTAATTTTAACTTCGTCTGGATGTTGAGCATGTAGGGACTCAGCAAACTCTCGTCTGTGATCAAAGTCCTCACCACCTCTGTCATGTTTAGTTCCAGCTTGGTCAATATTATAAACTTCTTTAGTGTTACCACCTTTCATAGTTAATGTTGCGACTTTACCACATAACATTGCATTGAACAAGTATGTATGGTAACCACCTTTCATAACTCTTAGTGATAAATCTGTATCTTCATTGAACTTACCTCTCCAATACAATTCACCACTTTCATATACGCTGTTATCTAGTAAGATACAAGAATATACTCTGGTATTGTGATAGTAAGGTGGACGTTTAGTAAATGCAGGACAGAAGAAAGCATAGTTCATACCAGACATTTTAACATCGGTATACCTATCAGTAAAGTCTTCACATACCCTAAAACAAGCAGGTGTTGTCATTTTGGTCTTTCTATTATTGTGTAACCTATAGAAGTTATGGATATTATCATCTAAAATCCAATGGCGTCTATGACCTTCATTAATAGAATGTTCCCATACCCAGTTTCTTACTGGTATAGAACCACCTAGCAATCCAGTTTTCTCACAGCGTCTTGCCCACCTAGGGTTATCTCTAAACCCCTCTGGTAGTACCAATAGTCTATTAGGGTTAATTACTGCAGCATAATCATCATATTCAGATGCCTCAATAACAACCCTATACATTGCACCCATATCATCCAAAGATTTTACAGTCAGTCTTGAATCAGCACGACCTTTAGAAATTATGTAAATAGGATATTTTGGTTGCATACTAGACACCTGTAATAATACCTTGTTTAGGTGGTACTACAATACCGGAATTCATAGATTTAATCTGTTCAACCAATTCATCTGCAGGGTCAACAATGAAAAGAACGAATCTTTCTGCAATTGTGATACCTAGTTTAGCTTTGGTATACGCCATAAATGGCATGAATCCGATTTTACCTTCACCCGCTGGGATGAGGCTATAACCGTCTGTGATTGTGACACTATTGTCACGACTTACTTCTACATTGCCGATGATTTCTTCACCGGATGATAGTCTAACTAATTTCATTTTTTTTCTCCGTTAATGTGTATATTATAACATACTTTGTATTAAAAGTAAAGGGTTTATCCAAAAAAACTTTCCAATGAGGACTGTTCTTCTGACGACCAACCGATTGATTTAAGTATCGGTTCAATTGGCGAAAGAAATGTCTTCTCAAATTGAAGTTCATAGTCTATGTATTTAGCGAGTACGAATTCTTCCGGCAGAAACTGGCTGAATCCAATAACATTTTCTTTAAGACTGTTTGGTTTCTTTAAGTAAACAAACTTAATCTTCTCGCCATTTTTAATAGGTTCATACTTTCTACTTAGACTATAATCTTCTAGTAACTTATTGTGTAGCAGAGCAGCACGAACATGGATAGGGGTACCTTTTCGGTAAATTGTAGCCGAGTCACGATAGTCGGTTACATTAGATACTCCACGGGGAAATGCAACTTTATCCGCGGGTAAGGTATTAAAATATTCTTTGAATTGTTTGATGGACTTCTGGACGGTTGCCTCGTCGGATACCATAATGACTTTAAAGATTTCTTTTAGAGCATCACGACATGGTTCTGGAGTCGAAGACTTGATAGCCTCAATGCCCATGATTTTAAGTTTAGGTTCTGAATACCTAACACCTTCATTGTCGAACACATTAAGGATGTATCTTTTCTTAGCAGTCCAAATGCCACGATCAGCGATAACTTCTCGTTTCATAACCATTCGGTTCTCAATACCGCCCATCATGTCATATAGATTATCGTATGCCTTTGCAAGTACTGGTTCTAATTTCTCTTGTGCAACTGTGTCAAGAAAGTCAATCGGATTGGCAGGTTTTACTGCCTGAACCAAGTCGTCCATATTCACATA